TACAATCCCAGGTTGATTCGTTAAAACATCCTGGACAACGATGCCAGCACCCCTGAGTAAAAAGAGTTATGCTAATTCCTTTAGCATTGTTAAAGTCGTCTTGCAAGATTTTAGCATATCTCATTTTCTATTACTCCCATCTAAAATGATATTCTTTTTTTGTCGGTTTTCCTTTGCATATGTTTATAATAGTTGGCGACGAATAGTTGAAATGTCTAGCTGCGTGTGCCGCAGTTGGAAATCTTTCGCCAGTCTCTATACATATAACTGGTCTTTTGGTAAAAATTTCTGGTAACTCGTCAATCTCTTCTCTAGCATATCTCCATTGGTATCCGCCGGTTTGCTGTCTTATGCCTTTACAGCATTGGCTAATATGACTATCTAACGCGCCAGTTTCCTCACAAGCTCTTGTAATGTTATCCCACTTTCTTATTTTTTTGCCATTTAGTCCATATTGAACGACGGCTAGGCCCGGGACGGGAAGCTCTTCTACTGGGACTCCTACTCGATCGGCAATGTCTCTTTGATATACCCATTGATATCCCTTGCAAACTCTTCGATTTCCGAGACAGCAGTTTATTAAATTCCCAGCATTGGTTTTACCAATAGATCTTGTTGCTTCAGTCGTATCTTTAAAAATATTGACTATATTTCCTTTAAGGTCCAATTGATATACTAATGTTGGGTATAAAGAATGGACCTTATCAGCAATTTCTCTTTTTGTCATGCCTTTTATGTTATCGTAGAAAAGAAAGCAGAAGCCTCCACAAGAGTGATTTTCCTTTTCAACAAATTCAACTCTACAACCAATAGCCTCACCAGCCTCTGTCAAAGAATTATAGATATTTATCACTTTTCCAGTAGGGATATCACATTGTACCACTTTAACACAGCAGCATTCTCCAACAAGATCTCCTCCCCTGGTAGAATTATATCCCCACCCATTTTTATCAAAGGCATAAGTATTTAATTCTTCAATCCAATATATTTCTTTTTGTTTTAGTTCCTCAAGAGTATCAGCACTATCTATTGTTTCTACTACCCAGCTTTCAGTTCCATACTTTCTTATTGCTTTTTTAAATATGGCTTTAGAATCTTTGCCATCTCCGTTAGCCGTTGCCACATGTTGGTCCCAACGCTTTTTAGCCGTTTTTGTAGTTAAACCAATATATTTTTTATTATTGTGGATATTGGTTATTTTATAAATAATCCCACCGCTATCCTGTAAGCTCACAACAAAACTCCAATCAATAGAAATTTCCTCCATATTATCATATATTTAGAATAAAGAAAATTTCCTCGATTAACCCAAAAATTAAATTTCTTTTCCTCGACCTGAATTAAATCGAGACTTAACTTCTGCTTGCTTTCCCGGATTAAATGCTGTTGTATAATTACCTGTTAGATAGCCGGTTACACGGCGGAGTCGTTGAATATTCGTCCCTTTACACATAGGACATTCACCATTTAACTCTGCGGTATATCCACAATCAAGACAAGTGTCATTAGGAACATTTACCGCAAAATATGGAACATCTTTGTTCATTGCGTAATTTACTAAAGTTTCAAGACCTTCAAGATTATGATCCATTGTTCCATCGAGTTCTGTGTATAAAATCGCTCCGGCTGAAGAATATCCGTCAAGTTGTGATTCAATATCTATTTTTTCAAAGGCTGAAATTTCATGCCATACGGGGACATGAATAGAATTCGTCCAGAACTCTCTATCTGAAACATTTTTAATGATGCCATATTTATTTTGAAATTTCTTTAAAGCTGTATAACATAAATTTTCTGCAGGGGTAAAGTATACCCCTAGATTTAATTTATACTGTTCTTTAAATTCTGCGCATCTATCTTTAAATAATTGACAAATTCGTTTAGCTAATATCATACCTTCTTCGGTAGTTTGATCTTGTCCAATTAAAATTTGTAATGTTTCTGCCATCGCAATCATACCTATGGCTAACGTTCCATGCTTTAAAGCAGAACGGATTCCTTCTTCTGGGATATATCCAGCCATAGTATTATTTTCATACATAAATTTTGCACTTTCGGCAGGCTGTGAGCAAATATACTCGAAGCGTTCAATTAGCATATCTTTAGCCTCATGAATTTTGGTGTCTAAAAGAAGCATAAAGCGATCAACATCGCCGCCTGCCTCCATGGCTAAGGTTGGCATAATAATAGTTACAGGACAAATATTCCCGCGGCCATCTTTTAATTGACCAAATCCGTTAATATCATATCCGTTAGCCGTTCTACACATGTTATTCCACTGTCGCCAGTGGCACTGACCATATCTTCTATCCTGTTGGATAGCCTTCCGCTTGGAGATAGTGCCTATCTCTATCTCTACTCCCTTACATTCATCAGGGATGGTCGATACAGGTTCCTTTTTATAAAGGCTTCCCACGGTCTCAAGTCAAAGACTCCTAACCGTTAGCTTTAATTTTATATAAATTAAAACACCCTCGGGCGAGGTTCAAAAGGTTTTACATGAGCTATAGTTTACACTTACCCATGGTTGAGAAGTATGTCCTTGGATCATCAACGTCATATCCTTCGTTGCCGGTCCAATCTACATTCGCATAATTTGGATATAATCTTTTAGCTGTAGACTGTAGCGCTAGTTGGAATAAATCATAATTTGGTTCTCCTGGTTTACGATTTACTCCTTTCATACACTGGAAAATCCCGCAAGGGAAAATACTTGTTTTATGGAGGTTGCCAAGTCCTTCAATAGAAACTTCAAGCAAAGCTCTTGTAACCATTCGACCTTCGGAAAGAGTACAGGTGCCATAATTCACAGAAGTAAAAGGTAACTGATTTCCGGACCTACTTTGAAGAGTATTTAGGTTATGGTACATTCCTTCCACTGCCTGGTGTGTTTCTTTTTCAGTCATATCCATTGCATATTTATAGGCTTTTTCATGTTGCTTATAAAGTTCGTCTTCAATGGATAAGGTGTTGTTAATATAAAGATTATTTTCTTCGTTATTCTCAAGATATTTTATTCCATCAAGAAAATGTTTATAAAAAGATTTGCGTACATATGGGACCATCGTCCAGTCAATATGAGTGGCAGAACATCCTCCAAATTGTTGTAAACTTTGAAGCTGAAAAATAACTGCGACTAGTTGAAACGCAGTATTTATAGAGTTAGCAGGACGAACATCTGTCTGACGAGTATTAAAACCATTTGCTAACAAATCATCAAATGGTATTGATAAACAGTTATGCATTCCAACAGCATAAGAATCCAGGTCATGAATATAAATTTCATTATTGAGGTGATTATTACGAGCCATTTTAGACATACAATGATTAAGAGCATATTCTTTCATCATTATGTTACTAGCTTCGCCCTTACGCCCTCCAAAAGACATTTCATCAATGTTAGCATTTTGATTCTCAATATTTGTCCCACGAATTTTTTTGTCAATTTCTTCTTGCTCTTTAGTTAAACGCTGTAATTCATGATCGTACCTATAACGTGTATAGGCTCGTCCTTCTTTAATGTAACCACTTTTCCAGAGGACTTCTTCCACGATGTCTTGAACATCTTCTACTGAAGGTTCTTCATATTCTAAAAGCTTTTCTTCAATTTCATCAAGAACTAAAGAATCATCAAAAGTTAATCCTAGGTCTCCAAAAGCCTTAGAGATGGCAATAGAAATTTTCTCTAGGTCATAAGGGGCTTTTTCACCATTACGTTTAATTACCCAATCCATAGTCCTCCATTCTACTATACTTAATACTTTAGGTAATATATATAAATTTCAGATTTACCACTTTATTTAACACTGCCCAGAAAATTTTGATTTTCTAATTCTTGCACTATATCTTGTGCGGTTTTAGCTAGAACGTCATTTTTAACGACAATATGTGGCATTTCTTTATATATATTATACCTTTTAAAATCTTTTCTGTCAACAATGATGCGCCGCAAAAATTCAAAACGGAAATAGCACTCACGTTTAATCATGCGGAAAAACCTTTTAAAAACATTTGCTTTTAAATAAACAACAAAAATATTATACTCATGATGGTACTTACATAAATTTTTAACTCCTTCTGGATTAAAAATGCCTATATTAATTTCATGGGTAATAGAATCTGTTGAAGTTCCATAATACCAATCTTTAAAATGAGTATATTCAATATATTTGCCGTGAAGTCCATTAGAGATAAACAAAAATTCATTTAAAAAATTATAATCCACACCATCTTCTTCTAAAAGGCGACGAGGGCGGGTCGTATCGCTAATGATACAACCCGCGTCATAGCCTTTTTCTATTAAGGATTCAGTTAGAATCTTGCTTAAAGTATCTTTTCCAGTAGCCGATTTCCCGCACACTGCAATTATCTTTTTCTTATTCATCTCCTTCTCCCACTTCATTTGCCCGCAAATAAATAGTATCAATTAAACCACTATCATAAACCTTAGTAATTTTTTCGCAACCATGATATTTAGATTTTGCGTAAGTTTTAGAAACAAACATGCCTGATCGCTTAAAACCATTAATAGCTAAGAGAGAGCTAGTCGATAACCACGGGGCCTCTATCACAGTTTTTGTTCCGTCAGGATTTACTTGACTAAGACGACGATTTAAACGAGCGTAATTATCACGAGTGAATTTAACATTAACCACGCCACTTCCAACAGTAAGAAGACTTATACTTGACTTCATATCATCTTTAGCAATCACTGTGCCGCAAATTCTGTGGGTCTTGTACACCGGGAACTCTTTTCCGTTCCGTTTAAAAGTATATTCTACTTCAGGTTCTTCTGGGAGAGAATTATATTCAACAAAATCATAAATACTCATTTTAACATTTTTTAATTCATGGTCATGATAATAGAACTTTAACGATTCCATTTCCCATGTAGAGATATTGCCCGCAGCATATTTATCCCACATCTCTTGGAATAAAGTACTGTTTAATTTCTCAAGAAGTTCTTCTTTATGAGAATTAATATAATCCTTTGCGGGCTTCATATTATTATCATATTGCTTTTTCCAATCTTTTTCCGCAATTGATAATATTCCTTTTTCATTTGGAACCAAAAGATCAACATCAAAGAATTGACTATAAAAATCATAATAATTATTTTGAACTAAGAATCTATCTCCTGATTTGCAATTCTTTTTTAATGCTTTGTTAAAAACAAATAAGCGTTGTTGTAACGATAAGTCTTGCGGCAAAAGGTTACGCTCCATTAGTCCCGCAAAATT